TTAAACATATATTTGGACAACTTACTTCTATACAATTAGCAAAAGGTGGAATTGCTTATGGTCCTACGATCGCAACAGTAGGAGAATATGCAGGTGCAAGAAGTAATCCAGAGGTAATAGCACCATTATCAAAATTAAAAACTTTAATAGGCGGTGCATCAGGTAATAAAAATATGATGGTTGGAGAATTTGTTTTAAGAGGGCAGGATTTATTAATGGCAGTAGAAAGAGCTACGAAAAATAAAAATAGATTTAGTTAATGGCAACTTATGCAGTTAAATATGAATTACCTTTTTCTGATACAAAAGGAAATACACGACTTGTTCAAATTTTAAAAAAAGATTATACAGGTGCAGTTTTACCGCTTATCGG